GGCCATGTGGCGCGTTGCACCACGCGGGTTACGGCATCGTTGGGTTTCTCAGCGATGTAGTTGTTCACCGCCGAGTTGAATGCGCCTTGAAACTGCTCTGGGGCAATCTTCCCGCTGTTGAGCTGGCCCATCCAGTAGTCATACCCGCCTTGGTCGATCTGGTTGGCGTCAGTGCCAAACCCCTTGCGACCAATGCTGCCGTAGGCTTTCATCACCATGTCTTCGTTGGGGTTCGGCATCACTGCAGCCCTTGCCGGTTGCGGCTCAACCGCTGCACGAATCTCTTGCGCTGGCGCTTGAGGAGGCTGCATGCCGCCATACCCAGCGGTGCCGGGACGGGACAACTGCGGGACTTGGTAGCCGCCTTGCATGATGTTGCTCGACAGGCCCATGATGTTCGGAATCAGACCCGTTCGCATGCTGTCCAGATCACTGAAGATGTTCTGGTACGCCGTCATGCTTTGCGGGCTAAACGGGTTCTGCTCGTAGAACCGCTGGAGTTCCTGCCCGCGGGCGATCTGATCCTTCAGCCACGGCTGCGCGGGTGCCCACGGCTCACGGGATGCGGATGCTTGCGCATCATCGCCGCCAAGCAGACCGCCGACCACAGAACCAACGACCGGCCCAATAATTGCCTCTGGCATATCAAATCTCCTTCTCAAAGGTGATGGTTTTGACCTTGTAGTCGGGCACCTTCTTGGCCCAGCCTTTACGGCCCGTGAACAGTGCCTTGGAGCAGCCCACTTGCTTGCCCCAAGATTCCATTTCTTGCATGAGTGCAGGGTCGTATTCCCCCGCCATTGCGACGATGTGCAAGACGCGCTGCGTGCCTTGCTGCACCTCGGTGATCGCCCAGAGGTCGCCGTGCCGCCATAACTGCGCCAGGTCGGCCTTGCAGCGTTCAATCCACATCGGTGCGGTGTGGATGTAGCTGCGGTCAAATGCAGCGTCTAAAGCCCGAATGGCTTGCCCTTCAACCTCGCGCAACTGCGAGAGTGGAATGAGCATCAGAAGTTAATGCCGAGGTCTTGGTTTCCAAACATGTAGCCAGAACCAAACCCGCCCGCGCCGGATGCGCCAGTGGCATATGGGCTGCTACCGCCCCAACCACGCTGGAACGCATTCCCCAACTGATAACCGCCCAAGGCACCCATCAACGGATTACCCGGCATGGATTGGTTGCTCACCCCACCCTGCCCTGCAAAGCTGTTGGCTGTGTTGGCAAAGTTGTTGAAGTAGTTCAGCGGCGTGTTCCACATCGAGTTACCTGCGTTCAGGCCGATCTGGTTGCCGTTCATCAGCGTGCTGTAGGCATTCAGGCCAAGGTTCGCGCCTGCGATCTGGTTCTGCACGTTGCTGTTGTAGGCATTCAATCCGAGGTTGGCAAAGCCCAAGTCGTTCTGGCGCAGGCCCAGGTCGTAGTTCTGGTTCATGCCGTAACGCTGGGTCGCGTTGTTCATTCCGGCAATGTTGTATTGGTTGCGCAGTCCAGCGTAGCCGAGCTGGTTCTGTTTCTGTCCCAAGTTGTAGTTCAGGTCTTGGCCGCGAGTGGTCGCGCCATAGTTCAAGTCCTGACCGCGCAGGTTTGTCTGGTTTTGCATGTTGGCAATGCTGTACTGGTTGTTCAGTCCTGCATAGCCAAGTTGCTGATTCAAGTCCTGACCGCGCTGCGTCGTGGCGTTGTTCATTCCAGCCACTTGCACTTGCGTCCTGTTGCCAGCGTCTGCAATACCCCTTTGATTCGCCAAGCCAGCAAAGCCAAGTTGCTGGTTCAAGTCTTGTCCACGCAAGGTGGTCTGGTTCTGCATCCCCGCAATGCCAGCTTGGTTGGCGAGGCCGGCATACCCCAACTGGTTGGTCAGGTCTTGGCCGCGCAGTGTGGTCTGGTTTTGCATTCCTGCAATGTCGCGGTTGACATCTTGACCCCGCATGGCAGTTTGGTTCTGCATGTCAGCAATGCGGAACTGGTTCGACAGATTCTGGTCATTCTTGTAGGCATCCCCGTACAGGTTTGCCAACGAGTTAGCGATGCCCTGCTGCGTCTGACCAATGGCAATACCTTGTGCAATGCCCTGACGCGACCCACCAAACCCGCCCGCTGCAACGGCACCGCTGTTGATCTGCGGCAGCAGATTGAACGACAGGTTCTGATTGGCCTGATTGGTCAGAGCCTGCGCCTGAGCGCCCAGATAGGGATTACTGCCAAAACCGAGATTGAACATGCTTTACCTCACAATTTGACCCAAGTCGCTCCGACTCGGGCATACACGCCAGCACCAGAACCAGGATTCCAGGTGGTGCCGTCCGCTTTCACAATCATTCCGTCAAAGATGCGCGACGGCGCTGCGTAGAGCGTCTTCAGCGCAACGTAGTCGGTGGGCTGCGACGCTTGCAGCGCCAACTTGTCCAGCTCCACTCGCAAGGATTCCGCAAGGCTTTCCAGCGTCTGCGGATTGATCGCGCCACGCTGGTACATCAGAACTCCCCTGCCGGAACAATGTCCATGTCAATCGAGCGAATACGCCAAGAAGTGTTTGCCGTCGTGTACACCCGATACGACAAGAACCGGCCCGTGGCAAACGCATCCGCCTTGTAGGTTGATCCGATCACATACGCCACGGGGTCGCTCCATGTGTAGCTGCCCTCCACATCCATTGCGCCACCAACTTGGATGTACACCGTGCTGCCGGTCTGCCCATCAATGCGCGGGTACAGCGATCGCACCACCTTGACCCGATCCGGGGCATCAAACGCCAAACCCGTGCGCTCCACCCTGGCCGTGAACGAAGTCCCCGCAAAGTCAGACCCTACGTCTGTGCCAAGCAATGCTGGAGCCGTGCTGGTCAGGATGAAACGGGACTGAGTGTTGGGAATGTCAGACTGCGACCAAAACGATGTATCTGAGGCCCAACTGTCAGGGTCTGACGCCCAGCTGGCCGGGCTTGTGTACTCGTATTGCCCCGATGTCCCGTAGGTCACATTACTGAGTTGGCGAACGCTGAACGTGTTGTCTGCCCAGTTCCAGATCAGTGCCTTTGTGCAGACTTGTTGCCCCTTTTCAGGGAAGCAAATCCATGCCTCATTGAGAGCAGGGTTAGACACCACAAACGAGCGACTGCTGTATTGCTCATCCATGTTGTCAAACAGCCACTGACGCATCTTCCCCGTCAAAATGGATTGAGGGCCGGTGCCGTTGTGGATCACCACATCACCAACCGTCAGAACCAAGTGGCCGCTCGGAATGTTGCAAACGCATCCCGCCGCTATCGCACCTACTTCACCCGGCAGCCGCCGAAACTGCCAGATGTACTGACCGCCGATGTACGTCATTGAGTACATGGAATCGGTCTTGTAGATGATGAACTGATCGCCCATCTGCAGGCCGTCCACGATGACGCCCGCCGTCTCTGACAGGTCAACCTCACCCGCATCCACCGCAGGATTGGTTTCATCCCACGAGGCAGGCACGGTGCCGGGGTCAGCCGCCGATGACCACTTGACCATGTGCGGGTACACCGTCGAACTCTTGGTGACATGCAGCGCCACCAAGTAGTTCTTGAACGGCCGGATCACCTTGCAGCGCGACGTGGAAGGCCACGCAGTCAATGCCGCCAAGTCGGTGCTGGTATTGCCGCCCCAAAACATCGGGACATCCACACCGTTGTTCAGGATCAACACGCCGTTGAGGGCTCCGCCAGTCCATCGGTTTTCGGCAAGCCCGGTCAGGGTTGGCCCCGTGATCTCGGTCAGGTTGCCATCGTCGCCTTCAACAAATACCTTGGATGTCCCCGCGTACACCACAAACTTTCGCGTCGTGGTGTTGTACAGCTGAACAAAGTACGGTGTGATGCTTGGTGTCGTGAAAACACTTGTCTCGCCAGCAATACGTTCAGCCGATCCATTGCGAAACCGCACGTTGATCGCATCGCTCACGGCGGAGACGGGCAGCTCAAACGGCTGCACGTCTTTGATCAGCCCTGCTGCACCAATTTGCGGAATGGTGACTTTTGGCATGTTCAGGCGGGCCACACAAGCGCGGGAAGGCTCGGCTCAATGTCAGAGAACCCGGTGGGAATCGGTCTGGTGCCCGCCTCCACCTCGGCAAGAATCTCGTACAGCTTGGCCCACGTCTGGTCACGCGCCTCAACGCAATACTGACCTTCGCGCTGGAACTTCAGCACGGTTGAGCTTGCGTAGGTGCAGGCCGACAAGATGCCGTCGAAATTGCGGGTCTTAGCAAACTCGTCCAAGCGCTTTTGCGTGCTTGACACCACCTCGTCTTGTAGGCGCAGTGCCGCCGCCGCCTGGTTGGCGGCAACAACTTCCGCATCAAACGCGTACACCTCCCAGCGCTTCTCCCAATGGCCCTTGTCCGTCAACTCAGGGGCCACTTCTCGCACACCATGCGTCACCGGGTCGTGACTTGGTTGCGGCGAAGAAAACACCACTTGGTAAGGCTGTGGCGCAGCAAACGGCGCAGGAAAGCTCGTGTTGGAGAACTCTGCCCTGATCTCGGATTCGCTGACCGGGTATTGGTTGGTGTTCGTGTTGATGTACATAGTCATTCCTTACGCACTGGTGTATTTGCACGCTTTCACGAGTACGCCAGATACAGGTACACAGCCCCGTTCACATTGATGTTTGTTGCCGCTACTTGGTTGACCACAATCCCGCTGTTGTCAGGATCAACCGAATCGTCTGAAGACACCTCGGCGGCAGCGGTGTTGAGCGACAGTCTTGGGTCGTTACCGGCAACAATTCCGCGAGCACTGTCCCAAACGTAGATGTCTTGCGCCGTTGCCGCGGTCGCACGAATCACCATGAGGAAACGCGCCCCGGTCGTGAATCCCATGTCAATGGTTTGACTAGATCCATTGCCGGTGTATGTGCCCACCTTGGACACGCCCGTGCGGGTGGCCCACATCCAGCAGGTGTATGTCAAGCCACTGCCGTTCACGTCGGTAGAGGTACCAAGCCGAATCGTGGTCGCCGTCGGATAGGTGCTGTTCCAGACTGTTGTGTCAGTCGCCCGCCCATTGACAGTGGGCATGACGATCTTTTCTGTATTGTTCAGCAGCGACGAGCCAAACACCCACTGATTCGTACCACTGCGCGACTTCACAAGCCACAGCTCGGGTGCGACACCCAGGTTGTGCGATTCGTTCTTGTTTGCTCCTGTCCCGGCGTAGCAAATCTGATCCATCGTGCCGTAGGCACGCACAAAGGCATTGGCGATGTGGTTGTTAGCCGTCGTATTGACGTTCAACTTGGCGGTTGCATCTGTGCCCGCATAAAACCCGTTCATCGAGCTGAATGCATTGCCATACTCAACCGTACTGACAATCTGCATGTCTAACGCTGTGGCCGATGTAACTTCCGCAGCCGTGCTGCCTGTGAGTACATACGGCTGCCCACGCAATCGATCAGCGACAACCATCCCTGTCAGGGTTGAATCATCACGCTGCCGTACCAGCACCAGATCGGGGGCAATCGTCGTGTTGACCAGTCGGTTATCGGTATTCGTGCCGGTGTAAGCGGTCGGCATGAACACTTGCGTGCCAACGGTCGGCGGCTTGTTCGGTCGGCGAATGGCAACATAGACGTAGGTGCTGCCGCTGCTGTTGACGTCTGGCTGACTACTCGTGACCTGAAAGCCACTAGCGGTCGGGCTGATCCGATCTCCCGCGTTGGTCTCCGTATTGGTCACGCTGGCATACAAAAATGCGTCATTGCCGCCAGCAGCCATGCCACGCGTCTCGTCTAGCAGCAGCCAATCTGCAACGCCTCCCAAGGCACGCTTGATCAGCACGAATTGAGGCTCCCAGCCCAACGTGACTGTCGGGCCCGTTGCGCTTCCGTTACCGGTGTACTCGCCGCACCGAATCAATCCGTCAGATGCCGCGTTGTGGGCAAACAGATACGCGATGTACGTTGCACCGTTGACGTTGGCGTCGGGCGATCCGCTGATGCTTGGCGGGCCGAATACAGTGCTTGTTGCGTTCCAAGAAGTGAACGTAATGCTGCTTGCGGCAGCCGTTGAGTTCAGCGTGAGATAGGAATTTGCACCGCGAGAAGTGTGATACACAAACCAGTTGCTTGAAGCGCCGGATGTCCGCTTAATCAAGATCAGCCCCGGAGCGACCCCCAACGAATGCGGGATGCTTTGCTGCGTCACTTGGCCGTTGCCCGTGTATTGCACAACGTCAAAGAACTTGGAGCCACGTCCAAACGACCAAGAGGTGTAGATGCCGGTGTTGGTGTTGACCCCCGTTGCGCTTCCCAGCGAGAACCCGTCGCTGTTGAATGCGGTCAAACTACTTGCCAGCGTGGTTGATATATCGGTCGTGTTGGAGTTGATCTCGTTGTTCGCGCCGCGCGCCGTGTCAAACAGAAAGTGGTTTTCAGTCGAGTCTCTGCGCTTGATCCACACCATGCCGCCTTTGCCGGACAGATCAATACCGTTCGTGATTGATTGCGAAGACCCGTTGCCGGTGTACAAGTAGGTGGAGAAGACATCCTCCGCGTACAGCTGGTCAAGAATCGTCGCTGTGTTGTTGGCCGCGAACATTCTCAGACCGTGTAGTTCTGCCCGGCGTTGGTGCCGTACCAGTTGGTGCCATCAGCCACAAAGGTAAATTTGTCAAGCTTGTTGGCACCAGCCGTGATGGATGGCGCAGTACCGCCAGGCCACTTCACTGTCCCAGGCCAGCTGACGGTTCTGTTTCCTGTGCCGTCTTGTTTTTGCAGCAAGATGAAGGAGCGGCCCGCTGTGGGTGTCGGGAAGGTGTAGATCACGTTGCCGGTGAGCGTGAGAACTTGCACCGTCCCGTTCAGTAAATCAATGGTGTACGCAGTGCCGGTGTTGGCTGTTGCCACTTCTTCCGTATAGCCGTTGGTGAAGACACCAGCCTCAATGGTCTTGTTGGTCAGCGTCTGCGTGTCCGAGATGCCGACCGCCGTCGATGTAACGCCAGCAAGCCGACTTAGCTCGGTATGAGTGGCCGTCACCGCGCCCGTAATGGACGGGAACGTGCTCAGGATGGTTGACTTGATCAGCCGAAGATGGTCGTCACCCTGGCTTTTTGGGTCGGTAGCAGCTGGGTTTGTCGCAACCAAGCTGTTGATGTAGGTGCCCGTTTCCAGTGCCATGTCTTACCTCGCACGGGCCACCAGAGGCCCATTCATCGTGTCGCGCATTGAATTGCCGTTGATCTCGTCCATTGCCGCCTGAAATCTCGACCCCCACTGAGCAGCTTCCTCTGGGTTTTTGATGTACAGATTGGCCTCGGCCACGGCGCCAAACAAATACACGCTGGGGTGGCCCGTCAACACCCAGTTGCTGGTGTTGGACACCGACAGCGCAGGGATCGAGCGATACAGCACACCCTCGACCGTGCCGGTGCCATCGAACACCAGTTCACTGCCTTGCCAGGCAAACATGGTCGCCAAGCCTTCCGTGCCGTTGGCGATGACGCTTTCAATCGTTTGCGCCTTGAGCGGCGTGCCCTCATATCCATCCAGCCACAGCGTTTTCACAGCCACCGTGTTGGCAGGCGCCGTGATGCGGTTGTTGGTGATGGCCGTGGGCGACAGCGCCAGCTCGTTGTCCTTGGTGCGCAGGTAGCGGTTGAGCTTCTCCTCCACCAACGCAATGAAGTCAGGAATGACCGTCGTCAGGTCACTGCGGTGCAGCCACTGAGCAATCGCCGTCTGCAGCTCCGAGTAAGTCGTGATCACTTCAGCACCTTCTCAAACGTCACCATCGCAGGGTTCTCCTTGAGCCAGCGCATCACACGCTTCTTGTCAATCGTCCCGTCCTGGCGCATCAGCGTCGCCAAAACAGCCATCGGAATGAAGCCCACATGGCGCATCTCACCCCAGCGCTCGCCAGCGGTGTTGGCACGGGCCTCTGCAGCGGTCTGCAGGAACGGCTCGGCGTCGTAGGTCTTTTCGATGACAGTCTTCCCGGCATCCTCTAAGTGATGCACGCGGGTCTTGATGCCTGTCTGTTTGTCTTGTTCTTGGTAAACGATGGGCATAAAAAAACCCCGAGGGTTGCCCCCCGGGGTTCTGCTAGTGGCCTAGTGGATTAGGCGGTCAGCGCGGCGATCTTGCCGTGAGCGGCTTCCGAGGTCACGACCAGCGTGGCCTCAGCGAACACCAGCTCCTTCTCGGTGTGGCCGGTCTTGGCCAGCGGCGTGCTCTGGAACTCTTGCAGGTACGCCACGCCAGCCATCTCCGGGTTCAGGATGAACACGGTGTCGTTGTTGGCGGTGGCCTGCACATAGTTCGGCACCACGGTCAGCTCGCCGAAGTCGCTCATGTAGACATCAGCGCCACCGACGATCACGGCCTGCTTGCCCTTGGCCACGTTGAAGCGGCTTGAGGCGATACCAGCAAAAGCCGAGAAGCCGGCCTTGTGGCTCGGCGTCATCGAGATGACGCTGGGCATTTCACCGGAGTTGGTGTAAATGCTCTGCATCACGGTCTTGAGCTGCGCCTCAGCAAACGCACGAGCCGTACCTGCCGTCGGAGCGACGGTGGCCAGGCCCGAGGTGTGCGAGGTGGTCGAGCCACCAGCACCGTGCGAGGTGTTGGTGTACAGCAGAGCGCCCAGACCCGCGAGCTTGCGGGCGGTGGTGCTGTTGCCAGCGACGGCCGGGTTGTTAGAGATGATTGCTGCCTCCAGGTCGCGCTTGAGCTCTTTGAAAGCCTTGGCGATCTGGTACTTCATCTCCGACGAACGGCCAGCGGCCTTCGACTTCTCGGTGGTGCTCGACACCACAGCCACTTTGTCGAAGAGCTGGGTGGTGTTGGCCACGCGGTTGGTGGCGGTCAGCGCGGTGCCGGTACGGTCGTCGCCTTCAATGACGGCGTTGTCCTTGTTCGGCGTGGCCAGACCGTCACGCTGCCACTCGTGCAGCTTTTGGGTGGCCTTGAAGCGACGGATCGCAGACAGCACCGGGGTCGCCTCGGGCGACACCATGTAAATCTTGTCTTGCAGGTCTTCGCGGATGCCTTTGGAGTCGTAGCTGTCAAAGGTTTCAGAAGGTTGTGCCATGAGAATCTCTCCTAATTACAGAAGTGCGGCCAAGTCCTCGACCCGGCCATGTGACTTGAGACGTTGCACCACCGCTTGATTGCGGGGTTTTGGTGCCTTGGCTTGCGGCTTCACCACTACGGGCGCCTGGGCCACCTTTTTCATCGCTTCAGGGCGCTTCTCCTGAAGCTCGCGCCACCGCATTGCGTCGTGCAGGACATGCACCAGACGCGCATCGGTGACGTTGCTCAGTTCCTCGTCGCCGTAGCCGTACTGCTTGACTGCAGAACGGATGCGCTCGGCCATCTTGGAATCGAAGTCGGGCAAACGCTGCTTGAGTTCCTTGGACTGCTCTTGCAGCATTTGCTGTCGGTGTTGAACCGTCAGGTGCTGGTACTGAGCCTGTGCCTGCTGTAACTCTTGCGCCTTTTGTTGCAGCGACCGATCAAGGTTTTGACGGGCGATGAGCAGCTTTTGGGCCTGAACCGGGTCAGAGTCCGACAGCGCTTGCCAATCCAGTTGCTCAAACTGGGCAAGCTGCGTCTGAATCTGCTTGAGTTCTGCTGCCTTGTCGAAGGTCACAGACATCAACTGCTCTTGGGACTGAACGAACCGTGCACGTTCTTCAGCTGCCTTGCGCAGTTCTGCAACCTCTTGGGTCTTGCGGGTGTAGTCGCCTTGCCGAAGTAAGGCGTCCTTGAGTTCCTTGGGAACACGGTACGTCTTGCCCTCGTATTCAGCCTCGATCAGATCGTCATCAGCGTCCGTCGCCTCGGGTTGCTCATCGGCGCCTTCCTCTTCTTCAGGCTGCGCTGCGAGTTCCTCGTCAACGGGCTGCTGCTCCTCCTCAGGCTGTTCCAGCAGGTCGGCAATGTCGTTGAGTGACACTCCAGTTTCTTGGTTGGTGTCCATAACACTCCACAAATGAAAAAGCCCGCGTGATGCGGGCGTAAAAAACCCGCCGAAGCGGGCTATCCAGCGGGATGCTGAATCTCAGGCGGCTTTGCGGAATCGCGCCATCAGGCTGCGTTTTTCCTCAAACTGCCGCAACTGTTCGGAGGCGAGCTTGCCGGTCTCGATGTAGCCCTCCAAGATCGAGCGGAACTTGCGGCTCGTCTTGATGAGCTGCCACAAGGCTTCCTTGCCCTCGTGGTCGCGTGCCGGACATGCAATCCACTGCTCCATCACTTCCTTCTCAATCGCCTCCAACGCCTCGTTCAAGAGTTCGTTTTCCAGCAGGGATTGGGATAGCTGCCCACGGGTCTGCTGGGCCATCAGTTCTTGTGTCATGCCATCAATAAGATGAGGGCGTCTTCCTCGTCCAACTGCGCGAGGAACGCCTGTTGCGCTTGCCAAGCCTGCAGTGCTTGCGCTTGCTGCTGGGCCTGCTCGTCTTCCAATTCCTTGAGCCTGATCTGCAGCAGCACCTGCTCGTACAAGGCCACCCAGTCAAACCCGGGCATCGCCCGCACCAGCGGAGCCACCGCCTTCTTGACCTCTTTCTTGAGGTTCTCGCCAGGCTTGGCCTTGGCCACACGAACGATGGTTCGCGCAACCTCCTGCACCTTGTCTTTGGCTTCGTCTTCGCTGAGCGTCTTGGGCTTGCGCAGCCACCACACCTTGGGCTCGAAATCGACGATCTCGATCTCGTGGTAGCGCCGGGTGATCTCAGCCGGGAAGAACTGGTTGTTGTTGAAGGCCGTCCACGCGACGTAGCCGCCTTCCACATAGCCCGACTCCACATAGTCGGGGAACGTGATGTCCTGCGTCGTCGCCCCGCCATTGCTGACGGTCGGCGCGTAGAACGTCTGGTTGTTGGTGTACAGCGACGCACTCAGCGTGCGCACTGTCGTGATCGTCGGCCCGTAGAACGTCTGCGCGTTCTCGTAAGTCTGCGAGGCCAAGGTGGCGCTGGAGGCCAGCGTCGCGCCGTAGAACACCGAAGTGTTCTCGTACAAGTCCGGCACCAGCGTCTGCGGGCCACCGTCTTGCGCCACCACCGCCGCGTAGAACGTCTGCGCGTTGCTGTACAGGCTCGGCGTCAGCGTGACGCTTGTGCTCAGCGTCGGCGCATAGAAGGTCTGCGCGTTCTCATACAGCGCCGGCTGCAGCGTGTAGGACGCGGCCACCGTGGCGCTGTAGAAGGTCTGTGCGTTCTCGTACAGGCCCGGTGCAAGGTCTTGTGCCCCACCAGCCTGCGTCACCTCGGCGCTGTAGAACGTCTGCTCGTTCGTGTACAGCGCGGGGCTGAGCGTCACCGCGCCAACCGATACGGTCGCGGCGTAGAAGGTCTGACTGTTGGTGTACAGGCTCGGCGTGAGCGTCTGTACGTTTTCCCGAATGCGGATCAGCGCAATCGGGCCGCGCACGTTGGTGACCGTGCCCGTGGCGGTGACACCGACTGTCGGTGCAGCGGTGCTGGAGCCGGCCGTCGCCTCGGCATACGCAACGTACCCGCCGATGTCGTTGCCGTTGCCGGAGTCCGGCTCTTCCAGTTCGACCGCCGTGCCGAACGTCGTGCCGGTCGACGAGATCGTCGGCGCGGTAAAGCCGTTGTTCAGGACATCGGTCGGGATACACATGGCCCAGATGGCCATGTCTCCGTCTTGCAGGTTCGGCGCGGCGGTGCCGTTGGTCAGCGCGGTCGTGAACGCCGTGCCCGAGGTCGGGGCCGTCGTCCTGCTGCCGTCTGCCGTGCCGTAGACAAAGCTGCCCGCCCCCGAGGGGATGCGAACGATCAGGCCCCAACTGACGTTGTTGGTGCCCACCGTGACCGACAGGTTGCCCGTCTCGGTGCCGTCAACCGTGTCTTTGGTGTAAATCCAAAGGTTGGTGTTGCCGGTATCCGCACCTAGCGTGGTGCCGTAGCCGCCCGCGCCCGTCAGCGCCTCGCGCTGCGTCCAGCCAGTGATCGCTCCCGATGAGCCAATCGTGCCGCCGTTGGCGGTCGACGGCTTCATGCCGACGATCAGGACAAGGCAGTCCCCCGCCTGGATGCCGGTCGGATACGCAGGTGATACGGAGGTGCCGTTCTGCGCTGAATACGCGGCACCGCCATCGGTTGGGGTTCCAAGCGCCATGCGCTACCCCCTTAGGTGTATGGCGGCGTAAAGCTCGGGGTGCCGAACTTGCTGACCTGGTAGTAGAAGTCCACGCCCAGCAAGAACGCCGGGTCAGGGAACGTGTCCGCAGCGGCCGCACCGTCTCGGAAGATGCGGATCAGAAATCGCATGTTGGGCGCAGTCTGATCGCCAGGAAACGGCGTGCTGACCTTCTGGTAGTGCTTGTAGGCCGTGCCGTCAGTCGCCGAGTCGTAGTGCTCGATGATCGACGGGAAGAACGTGCCGTTGACTTGTGCGCCGGTGTACTCAATGCACCAGCGAACAGAGCCCGTGGCCGTGCTGTTACCCGGCGACCAGTGAAACGCCAGATACAGATCGGTGCCAGGTGCCCACGACAGCGGCACATCCCAGTTGGTGTACGACTCGCTCATCGCGTTGGCGACGTAGCTGTACGCGACCACGTTGTCGCGGAACACCGTCAACTCGGCCGGGTTGCCCGATCCCTCGCGCACGGTCGGCTCCAGCCCGTCCATCACCCACGCCACCTTGGTGCGGTTGTCCAGATCGGTGAAATTCCCGTCCAGCTCTGCAAACGACAGCGCCGAGCCTTTGCCCGACCGCGTGGTGATCGTCATGGCTTAGAGCTGGACGATTCCAGATGCGTTCCAGGTGATCGTGATATCGCCGCCGTTGGGCGTGACTGGCAGACCCGTCACGCCGGTGTCGATCCACGCCACCAGGCGCGAGGTGCCCGCCGTGCCGGTGTCGATGTAGATGAGCAGCGCCTCGACACTGTTGCCGCTCACGCCCGTGAACGTCACGTTGTCGCCGTCAAACAGGCCGTTGGTCACCGTCGTGTTGGCAATCGTCTGCGGCGTGCCCACCACCCCCGACACCGACGAGTAAAACTCGTGCGCCGAGTTGTAGCTGTAGGTGCCGGTGTCGATCAGCGCCACCTTGACGGTGCCGTCATTCAGGTCGGTGTTGGCCGACGCATCGAGCAGGGCTTGCTTGTACAGGGGATAGATTGCGTTAGCCATTACTGGACTCCTACGGGTGCCACGCCAACAGCGCGGCCAGTTTCATCACGGATCACTTGCTTGGGGGCGTTCATCGCAGCGGCAAGCTGTGCGAGCGCCTGAGCGATGGCATCGTTGCGGGCCGTCTCAGCCACCATAGGCACCATCTGCTCTTCCTGCCTGGCGCGAATCTTTAGCAGCTCAAGCTGGGTCTGGTGCTCGCGCTCGCGCTCGGCCTCTTGCGCCTTGAACGCCAGCTCGGCTTGGAACTTCTGCGCGTCTAGTTGGAGCTTGGCCGCTGACTCTTGCTGATCGGCCTGCATCTCGGCGGCGCTTTGCTGCACCTCCATCTGCGCCTTTTGCTGCTGCATCTGAATCTTGGCCTGCTCCACCATCACGATGGGGTTCGGCGGCTCAGGTTGCGGCTGGGGCGGCGGCAAGGTGGCCGGGTCAGTCCAAAACTCGCCGGGGTTCTTGAAGCCCGCGTTCTCGGCCAGTCGTGCCTGCAGGTTGTAGACGTTCTTCGGGTTGACGAGCTGCGGCCCAAACGGCGTTTGCATCATCGTCAGTTGCGCCTGCGCCATTTGCAGCAAGAACTGCTGCTGCTGCATCGTGTCGCCCGTGCCGATGCCGACGTTGATCGACAGGTCGTAGCCGTCACGCCACTCCTGCGGGTCGTACTGCACAAACTTACCGTTCAGGCGGAACGACAGCTTGTCCATGCCGTAGTCCGAGAGCGTCTTGAAGATGCCCCGGAACATCGGGGCCACCAGCGCCTCGGCCATGATGCGGGCCATCAGCTTCATGCGCTTTTGGCTGGCGTTCATAATCATCGACACGCCGGTGGCGGTCTTGTTCAGCGAGTTGGCGTCCAAGCCTTGGCTGTAGCGGGTGTAGCCGGTGCGGTTCTCTTTCTTCGCCTCCAGCAGCTCCACCATCGGCATGGCCTCGATGCCTTGCCAGCGCTCCACATAGGGCCGCACCGCACCCGCCGCACGCTCGCGGATGATGCCGCCCGGACGGCGGTTCAGCAGGTCGTCGATGTTGGCCAGCGGGTTGCCTTGGGCATCCGTCAGCACCACCGTCTCTTGGTTGTTGGCCAGGTACAGGTTGTCCAACTGCTGGCGCATGATCTCGGTGGACATGCGCTGGAAGTCCGACACCAGATCGGCCACCGACAGGCCGTCAAAGCGGTGCGTCAGCAGGTACGGAGTCCAGCAGGCCATCGGCACATGGCTGCACTCCTTGTTCTCCAGAATCTCGTCGCCCAGGCGCACGATGCGGCGGCGCTCGGCAATGCCGTCACCGTCGTAGTCCACCAGAACGTACTCTTCGCGCAGGTAGCCGCGCACCATCGCCGGGTCGAGTTCGTTTTCCTCTTCCCACCAGCCCCACTTGCCACCCTTTTGGGCCTCGCGGTAGTCGGCGTCAGCGGTGTTCAGCTCGTTTTGCGCCCGCTTGACCTGCTCGGGCGTCACGTCAAAGCCCAGCTCCCTGATCTCGGAGACGGTCTTCTCGGTCACATGCGCCACATACGGGCAGTCGTCCAGCAGCACGCTGTTGTGGCGGCGGCTGATGTGCAGCTCGTCGGGCGGGATGTTGACGATACGAACCACACCGCGCTTCTTGATCGTCTTGATCTTGACGGTGTAGCGCTCCGGCAGCACCACACCCATCAGGGCCGCTTGCTGCTGCTCCTCGGGCGTCGGCTCCACCAGCTCTTTCTCTTCGACCTGGGCGTCCGGGTTGGAGGCCAGGTAGGCGGCGAGCTGCATGTCGTCCACCGCGCTGTAGCGCTGGTACTCGGCCACGCGCTTTTCTTCCCAGAACCACTTGACGCCGCCCGTCTTGAGCAGCAGGGCGTCCTTGGCGGCGGTGTACAGGATCAGGAAGCCGTTGTTTTGCTTGTAGAAGACGTAGTTGCAGGCGTTGGTGGCCTGCTCTGCGCCCTGCTCGTCCTCCGGGCCCACCGGGTCAAACACCACCGCCTTGTCGGAGGAGACAAACACCTCCACCAGATCGGGCAGCATGCCCTCGACCGCATCAAACACGTCCGACGAGACGACCGTGCTGCGCCCTTCCTCCTCGTTGCCGTAGGGCATCCTGAGGTACTCGCGCATGGATCGCAGGCGATCACTGGCGACTTCGCCCTCGAGGTAGTGGTAGGCACTGTCGGCCTCCTCTTGGAGATAGGCCAGCAGCTCGGTTTCGGTCATCTTCATTTAAGCAACTCGTCTGTTCCTGTAAACGATGGGCTGCGCTCCCCAATCCTCGTTGGTCATCCGGTTCTCGCTCACACACATGTAGCGGAACGCATCGGCGTCGTGGCTGGCGTCGTCGTGCAGCGGGGCACCAAACGCACCAGTCGATTGACTCATCTGCCTGCGGTACTTCTTCAGGCTTTGCAGCAGCTTGGCGGTCTTCTCCGCATCAAAGTAGCAGCGCGGAAACAGCAGCCGGGTGGCCTGGATGCCCTCTTCGACATCCATGCGGGGCACGATCTCAACGCGCCGGCCCAACTGCTCCAGAATTTCCTTGGCGCTCTTGCCGGTGTTCACGCTGCGGCTGTTGCCGTCGTGTGGCAAGAAGTCCGTGCCCCAGCGGTAGTCCTTGGCCTCCAGTTGCCGCACATAGTCGTTGAGCGTCTGGTACGAGCCCGAGATGTGGTCAATCACGCGCACCTCGGAGGCCGCACGCTGCACCATCACGATGCTGGTCTCGTCGTTCCAGCCCAAGTCCCAAAAGGTGTGCACCTTGAGCAGCGGGTCATACGGCACCGCCCGCACGCGGCCCTGCTCCTGCAGCAAGGTCAGCTCGCGTCCGTAGATCGCCCCCTCCACCGCTGGGCGGCACTCGCCCTCCCACACAGTCTTGTAGGCCACCGGGTCGCGGCGCTCGAGGTCGCGGCGCTCTTGATCCAGCACCTGCGGAAACCACGGGTTGCTGTCCCAGTTGGCCTTTCTGATCCACGCCCCCTCTGGCGGGTTCAGCACGAACCGCTCAAACGTCTCGTCCGAGTCCAGCTCGGGGTTGAAGGTGATCCAGATTTCGGAGCCAGGCTTGCGGATCGTCGGGATCAGCACGTCCCACGAGCGCTTGGAGACCACCTGCGCCTCTTCCACCCAGCAGACATCGACGCCCTCAAACGACTTGAGGTTGGCCACGCCTTGCTGGCGAATGCCGGCAAACTGGAAGTCCGAGCCGTTGCGCCCCAAGATGCGCGTCTCCTGCACCTCGAACTTGTCCTCCAGCCCGAGCAGGCCGATCTGATCCTTGAGCAGCCGGTGTACCGATTCCTGGATCGACTTCTGTGTCTCACGCGCACACAGCACCCGGATCGGCTTGGCCGCGGCTAGTGCCACCAGCGCCCTGGCCACCGACCAAGACTTGCCACTGCCTCGGCCACCGTACAGCACCTTGTAGCGGGCGGGCTTGAACAGCGGCAAGAACGGGTCGGGAACCTCAACCTTGATTCGCTGGGACGCCATGCACTTCCAAGGTCACCGCGTACTCGATGGGGCCACCATCGGCTCCCGTGGTCTCCGTGCGGGCCAGCTTGGGGATGTGGTACTCCACCACGCTTTGGAATAGCTCAAACGCCTTGGCGGGGTTGGGCTTGATGTCGTGCGTCGGATCGCCCGCTGCCACCGCATTGAGCCACTCAGAGAGCCTATGGGCGTTTCCGTCCACGAATAAGGCTATGGCCTGTCGCGCTTCCGATGTCGCCTTGTTGGGCGTTCCAGCTACCCTGCCGCCCGTTTTATGACCGTGCGCCACGGCAACCTCTACTCTGCTCTACAGTAGTTTTCATGTTCCGAATTCCTTGTGGATTGTTCGGGGTTAGCGTGTTTGCTAACTCAGGGGTTGTGGGTGGGGCGGCGTTCCTTGCAGAGTTAAAGCAATGGCAACTGCTGTGCGTTCAAGTACGCGCCCCGTAAACAAAAAGGGCCACCCAGTTTGAGCAGCCCTTTGCCCGAGCAGGAGGTGCCAACACCTCCCGTCGGGATATTTCGCCTGTGCTTTTGCTTGCGATTGACGTGATTGTGCTCAATCGCAGCATGGATGCAATACGCTATATCTAGCGTGTTCGGTTCATCAGCATCTGCCGGCCATCCCGTACTGCTTGCAAGAGGCCCGCCCTGCTGAGGCCGAGCTTGCGGCACACCCGCTCGGGGTGCGTGCCAAACACATAGAACCAGCGTAGGGAGTCGCGTTGCGCCGTCGGCAGCGCCGAGATCGCCTTCTCCACCGCCTGCGCGTCCAGACTGTCCACTGGGTCGGGCAGCACTGGGGCGTGCCACTGGCGGGCGTTGGAGCGCCCCTGCCGCCACATCGGGTGCTGGTACAGCGGCCAGCGCGGCTTGACCCAGCGTGCCCAGTTCAGCAGCCGCTCGTGGATCGGCACTTGGTGCGTCTCGACAACGAAGAAGTCAACGTAATCGCGCTTCATGCACTCTCCAACAGCCGTTTGATCGTGACGTTCAGGGCACCCAGCTCGTCCATCTTGCGGATGGCCCAAGCCCGTTTCTGTCCGTGCCAACCCATCAGAGGCCCACGGTGGCAGTCCACACAGAGCGCCACAGCGGTGTACTGACTGCCCTGCTGGATGTGGTGCGCCTCGCTGGGCGGGGCAGCGTCACACACGGCACAGGCCAGGCTCTTGACGCGCTCCAAGTGCTTGCGCTCTCTAGGCGTGAGCTTGTTCAGCATCGGCAAACTCCACGCCCTGCTCGGCCCCAAACGCCTCGATCAGCGCCATCAGGTCGCTCATCTCGCTGGAGGTCATCTTGCTGGTGCTGGTGCCCAACACCACAAACCCACCATCGAGCCCCGGCACCGCCCGCTGGCGCTTGAGGCTCGCCGAGAAGATGTGCTTCCAATCCTCCGCGCTGAGTCGCTGGCCGTGCCACTCCACCTGGTCGGCGATCTCGTGCAGCATCGCCCAGAGTCGGCGGTTTTGCTCGCTGGTGCGCTTTTCCTCACGCAACTCCACCACCATGCGCCGGCCGGCCATCAGGTGGCTCTTCAGCAGCGGCCACAGTTGCTCGCGGATGGCGGTGTGCGCCTGCACGGGTTCGATGCAGCGGATCAGCATGCGTCCCTCGCCACCGCCGCCCAGGCATGCACCGAGCCCTCGGCTGTCCACTGGTAGTCGTGCCACATCTCGGCGCTTTGCACCGTCAGATGCACCGACACCGGCCACACCGCACGCCACTCATCGCGGTCAAGCCGGTAGATCAGCACGGGAATCGCCCCACTGGCCTGAGCGACGGCTTGCGCCCACCATTTCTGGATGTCGCCGCGGGTGGCCTTGGCGTAGCGCTTGATCTCCACGCTCCAGCCCGGCACGCCGAGCAGGTCGGAGTCGCCGTCATGCTGACGCACCCGGCGCTTCACTTCCCAGCCCGTCAGGTCGCGGATCAGCGACGCTGCCTCGCGCTCGCCTGCCTTGCCCTTCTGTCTGCTCATCAGCCCCACGCTGCATCTCCCTTACCAGTGCGTCTTTGATGCCTGCAAACCCGGCTTCGCTGTCCAACTCCTTGGCGCGGTGCCAGGCGTGGGCCTTTGCGCCGGGGTTGCGGGCCATCCAGATGAGGTGTGCCAGTTCCACATCGAACGTCAAAGCTCCACCACTTCAGGCGCTTTAGAGCGGAGGCGGTTGGCCGTGTCGCGGATCGCCGCCTCGTACTGGCTGCGGCTGACCGACTGGCGCTGCAGGTCGTGGAAGGCGTACAGGTCGCGCAGTGCCTGCAGGCCCGGCCCGGTCAGGCCCATCTTTTTCGTGCGTTCGTAACGCTGCTGCGCGTCGATCAGCGCCGCCTGGGCCTTGGCGCACGCCTCCAGCGCCTCCGGGCCGATGCCACGGCGGGCCATCGTCTCGGTCAGGTTGAGCATGTTGCTGATGTCGCGCCACTCTTGGATGCGGGCGCGGCCGTGGGCAAACGCATCAATGGCGGCCAGCTCCAGCAGGCGCAGCCGCTCCAGGTACTGCTCGGGCGTGTAGGACGCCCCCTCCATCGCGTGCTGGATCGGGTTGACCAGCGCCCAGACGCGGCGCTTGCATTGCTTTCTCATTCAAAGCCCCTTGAGTGGTCGTGCGGAAACTTCGAGAAACTCATCGCCATGTCTCGCGGATGCGCGATGTACTGCGTGCTGCGGTGGTGGAACCACAGGCTGACCTTTCCCTCCCAGCCAAGGTGGCGGTTCTTGTCCACGATCAGCAGCGCATCCGGCTCCATCTCGTGCACGTCCTTGCCCGCCGCCTGCATGTCCTCTTTTTTCTTGTTGCGCCACACGATCAGCAGGTTGTCCACCAAATTCACGATGGAGCCCGCGCCGAGGGTGTCCATCTTTCGCGGAGGCGCAAACTCGTCGGCGGTCTTGCGGGCGTGGTGCACGAGGTGGATGTGGATTTCCTCGTCCTTGGCAACCGAGGTGAGGTTGTCCACAAACGCCTTCTGGCCCTCGTAGTCCTCGTCCGACTTCACGCACTTGATGAGGTTGTCCACGATGAAGTGCTTGACGCCCAACTCCCGAGCGCAGTAGCGGATGGCCCCGATCAGCGTCACACTGTCGGCGTTGCCGAGCTGGTCGTACAGCCACAGCTTGCCGTCGCTCCACTCGATAAAGCTCTTGGCCTCGTCCAGCGTCGGGTGACGGCTGTCCAGAAACTGAGCCGACAGACGCTCGATGGTCTTGTGCGGGCGCATCTCAAAGCTGGCGATGCACACCTTCTCGCCCTGCGTCGCAAACGACAGCGCACATTGCCCCAGCAGCAGCGACTTGCCGTGGCCGTTGGTGCCCACCCACAGCGACACCTCGCCAGGACTAAACGCCACCCGGTCGCCGACCTTGGCCCACGGCAGGCGTATGCCGGTGATGGTGGGCGTCTTGCCCATCACCCGGTCAAAGTACAGGTCTTGCCACGCCTGCAGAGGACGCACCTTGTGCTTGGCGTCCGTCTCGACGAGGTAAGCCGAGAAATCCATCGAAGCGTCAATCAACTGCACATGACCCCCAAGGTGTCGGTGAAGATGTCGGGTGTTTTCCAAGAGTCGCCCACAAAGGTGGCCGTCAGGACACGGCAGGCGACGGGTTTGAATTGCTCAGCAACAGCAAGCACTCGGGCGTGGTTGCGGCCTTCAACCTTGACGGTCAACTGCCAAGCAAAACGCACGTCCAGCGTCGGCAGGTGATCCTTCGGCTCGACCACCACATGGGCGTGCTCGCCGTAGTGCATCCAGTCGCGGTTCCAGCGGCATCCCCGGTCGGTGTCCACATAGACGATGCCGTCACGCGGCACTTGACCCAGCAAGCGCAATTCCTTGAGGATTTCGGCTCCCTTCACAGCGGAGCCCCCATGAACGACGTAACCACCCTGGCCGCGCTGGCCTTGGCTAACCAAGCCCTGCTCATCAAGCTGATTGCCGTGCTCAAAGCCGATGGCGTCATTTCTCAAACTCAGGTCGCACAAGCACTTGAGCGCGCATACGCCGTGCTTGAAGAAGGAGGCGACACCGTTGGCCTGCGTGCCAGGGTGTTACTGGAATCGGCTGCTCAGGGGTTTGAGGTTGGATGAGGCTGTCGTTCAGCATCGCTTTAACGGCCCTCAGATGTTCGTTTCCGGCGTCGTAAGGGCGCTGGGTCATAGCGCCCCCGAAAAAACGCTCTGAGAGGCCATAGACCCGCTTGCTTTCGATGCTGAAACCCAGTCAGCCTTGAAGCCCTGCCAGCCACGGGCGCAGCACTCGCTCAGGGCGTCCTCTAGGCTCAGGCTGGCCTTGCTGGCTTCACGGCGTATGCCGTCCAGTGCCGCCACCGAGAGCGGTGACTTCTTCGCCTTCCTGATGGCGATGAACCCATCCCACGTTGCCTCGCTGACATCCGAAGGACGTTCAATACCGCGCTTGCGCGGGGACTGCGCAGCAGTCTGTATTTCTTTATTTGGTGTTGGTGTTGGTGTTGGTGTTGGGGGCATTGCATCGGCATGTGCTTTTAATGCCGTGGCATGCGCGTCTTGATGCCGTGGCATTGCCGCTGCATTGCCATCGGTTGGTGCTGCGGCATGCCAGCGCTTGTTAGCCTTCTCGCGCTGCTTGTCTTGACGCTCCCGCATGCGCAAGATTTCGTCGTCGCACCGGGCATGACGCCACCCCTCGTCGGTGCGCGTGAAGAACTCGCCGAGCACCACGCGTACCGCCTCTCGCTGGACATCCGTGGTCGCTACAACCAAACGAAACACCATGCGCTCGTCCAGAGGGATCGGTGCTTCGCTGAGGTAGTACACGTCCAGCAGCATTCGGTACGCAGCGTTCTCGTCCCAGCTCAGATGCCGAGTCGCCGATGCGTAGTCGCCGATGTGGAAGGGGTAGTAATTCATGAGCGCACTCAACCTTCCCTGCCGCTTCCGTCTGCATCCGGCATCAGCGGATTGCCGCGCAGCACACGAGCAATCAAACTGGCCTCATGCAACACGTTCTTGACGTTTTCTTCCAGTACGCTGACCACATAGGAATGCCGATCCAGCCCCTTGGCGAGGGCGATGGCATCAAGCGCGGTCGCCAAATCAGCGGCAACAAGGCCGCGCAGCTCGGTCTTGTCAGTAGCCATATCAGTTCGGTTCGGTGGTTGCCTGCTTCTCCAGCCCTAGCTCTGCGGAGAACCGCTTGCGGGCCAGCGCTGCCACCACGCGATCCGCAATGCGGTCGGGCAGCACATCGGGCCAGTTAGATACCGCCTGGTAGGTGACGCCAATCTCCTTGGCTGCGGCGGCGACGGTGCCGCCAAGGAGTTCAATGGCTTTCGTCTTGAGCATGCTCTTATTGAACCACGGTTCAAGTCTTGAGTCAACTGATGTTCAAGACTTTTCTGCTACCGTCTCAACGATGGTTGAATACTGGGATCGCCTACGACCCCTGATGGAAGCGCGCGGCTTAGACAAGGCCGGACTGGCGCGCCTGATCGGCGTCAGCTACCAAGCGGTGGACAAGGTGTCTAAGGGCGGGGCTTTTGGCTCAGCCAACAACATCAAGGCGGCGGCGGCGCTTGGGGTCACGCCGACCTGGCTGGCCACCGGCTACGGCGACAAGCACCCTCCCTTCTCTGCCCAGTCAAACGTCGAACCCGCCCCTGACGTTGTAAGCAAAAAGGTCGTGCCCGTTGTAGGGGAAGTTAAAGGTGGGGAAGATGGGTTCTTGGACGAACTGCAGTACCCCGTTGGCCACGGCATTGGCACCGTGGAATTCCCCACCAGAGACCCCCAGGCTTACGCCCTGCGGGTGCGTGGGGATTCGATGCACCCGCGCTACCGCACCGGGGAGTTCATCGTCGTCTCGCCGAGCATCGAGCCGCAGCCTGGCGACGATGTGGTGGTCGCCCTACGGGACGGCCGCAAGCTCCTGAAGGAGCTGAACTGGCTGCGCGACGGCGACGTGCAACTGCTCAGCGTCAACAGCGACTTTGCACCCCTGACGGTGGCCTCGGCCGAGGTGGAATCCATGCACCTCGTGGAAGGCCGCGTCCGCAGGGCCGTCTTTCGACCATGAGCACAGCATGAATTTTAGGAATGGCATGACCCGTCTTGCACGAGCCTTTCTGGGTCTCGTGTGGGTTATCTGGCTCGTTGTGGCAGTTACTGATAGCAATGCCGCAAAGGCGGGCGAGCAACTGTTTTACATGCTGCTCTTCACGGCCGGATACATGGTGTCCTGCAAAGCCATTGCATGGGTCTACAACGGATTTTTCCCCAAGCAGGAATGAGACCTGCTCTGCGCTAACACCCTGCTCCAGCGTGGCGCAGCTTTAGCAGCGCTTAAATTGGTCTAGCAGCACTGGCCCCCACCGTACAGCCCGCCCAGCGCGGGCTTTTTTTTCGTCCCTACTTGTGAAGAAACGGCAGCGTGAGTTTCCTCACGCCGGTTTGGTAGGGGTTTTCCCTTATTTTGAACTTATTTGTTGAACCGTGGTTGACACTGTGGTTTAACCGTGGTTCAATTCAGTCATCGCAACCCCACGGAGACCGCGATGTACCTGATGCCCCCGGAACAGTCGGATCGCCTCTACCACCAGGCGCTCCACGGCTACGAGCAAGAGACCAAGGACGCCGTTGCCGCCTGGTCGCTCGGCGACAACACCGCCGAGGTCTACGCCTTCAACCGCACGCTCAACCGCACGGTTCCCGTGCCGGTCGCCACCGCCCTGTACGACGCGCTGGACGACCAAGAGCTGATCGACCAGTGGCTTGACGTGCTGCGCAAGTCCAACTGCTCGCATGTGGCCGCCCTGCGCACCGCACTGGCCCAGCGCCACATCAAGGTCAACGGCGAGTTCATCGCCGAAGACCGCGCAGGCAACTACGACGCGGAGGACTGACATGGAACAAAGCAGCGTCATCCGCCACGCCGAGGGCAACGTGTTCGTCGACGCCTTTGACGACGACGTGGTGCTGTCCGTCTGGACGACCACCGGCCACGCCCGCGCCCATCTCACCAAAGAACAGGCCCGCGAGCTGATCGCTGCCCTGCTTGATCTCGTGGAGGAAGCATGAACACTCAACACACGCCCGGCCGTTGGATTCTTAGCGACGAAACCAACCCGCTTATTTTTGCCAACGGCGCTTACGTCGCCCAAGTGCTGATGTACTCAGACGGGCAAACCGGCTCGCTGCGCGACAGGGCGCACGCCGACGCCCGTCTCATCGCCGCCGCACCAGACCTGCTGCTGGCACTGGAGTACCTACTGGGCGACCTAGAGCTTGACATGAAAACCGACGGCCCGGCGACGCATCGCCTGGTCAAGTCGGGCAAGCGCATCGAACACGCCCGCGCCGCGATTGCCAAGGCCACTGGAGGTGACGCATGACCCCGTACACCACCAAGAGCGGCCTGCAGATCGGCTCGCTGTACGTCACGCCGCGCCACGTCTACCACGACAGCGACGCCCTGCGCGTGCAGTCGGCCCTGCTGGGCAGCAAGCGCGACAAGGACTACCCCGTGCTGGTGGCGTGTTCCATCGCCATCGTGGCCCTGATCGGCATGGCCGCAGTGGGGTGGCTATGACCTGCCGGGTCTGTGAGGGCCGTCAGCCCTGCCCCTGCCCTGGCGCTTGCGAGCTGCCCATCCAGATGCTCGACGAGCCCACCGACTGGGTGACGCGCTTCGCCGTCGCCGTCACCGTCCTTGCCACAACCTTCGTGGTGGCTGTAGGAATTTTCTTAATCGTGAGAGGTTGACCATGAAAAACATCGCTTCAGCGTTTGTTAAAGCGCAACGCTCGTTTGCCCCGGCGCTCAAGACCAACACCAACCCGCATTTCCGCAGCAAGTACGTCGCGCTGGACGGCTGCATCGAGGCGGTGATTGACGCGCTCAACAGCAACGGCATCGCCCTGCTGCAGCAGACCCACGAGTGCGAAAGCGGCGTGATGGTGGAGACGCTGTTCCTGCACGAGAGCGGCGAAACCATGTCGGGCGGCAAGCTGCACGTCCCGGCCAGCAAGCATGACGCCCAAGGCTACGGCTCGGCACTGACCTACGCCCGCCGCTACAGCCTGATGGCCGCGTGCGGCATCGCTCCCGAAGACGATGACGGCAACGCCGCCACTAAGGCCCCGCGCCACAGCCCGGTGGAGCCCGTCGCTGTGCCGCCGCACCGCATGGCCATCGTCAGCGACTGCGCCGATGCGATCCGCGAGCGCATGGCCGCGAACGATGACGTCGGTGCCTACGAGATTGCCTCCGGCGTGACCGACCCCGAAGAGAAGCAAGCACTCTGGAAGCTGCTGGACAGCAAGACCCGCTCAGCCATCAAGAAGCACGCCGAGTCGCTCAAGGAGGTCGCATGAGCTACCGCGAACTGGAGCTGCAGGTGCTGCGCTGGGCGCAAGACCGCCAGATCATCCCGCGCTCGGATGCGCTGTCGCAGTCCATCAAGTCGCTGGAAGAGTTGCAGGAACTCATCAGCGCCCTGAACCGCAAGGACTTCCACGCCGCCAAGGACGCCTACGGCGACCTGATGGTCACGCTGATCATCGGCTGCGACCTGGCGGGGCTCGACATGGTGCAGTGCCTTGAGCACGCCTGGAACGAGATCAAAGACCGCAAGGGCTACCTGCGCAGCGATGGCGTCTTCGTCAAGGAGGCCGCATGAAGCCACGCACGCACGGATTTTGGTACGCAGGACACTCAAAGCATGAAGGCTTAGAGCATCGTGTTTATGCACGAACTGGCGAAGTAGAGGTGTGCGTAGCCGACTGCGATCAACACGTTCCCCTGTCGGAAGCCGCTCAAAACGCACGATTGATTTCGGCAGCGCCCGACTTGGCTTTGTTTGCTGACCACTACATCAACGCATTTGAGTCTCATCGCATCACGAACGCCAGTTCTTCAGAACTTGACTACACGGGATTTCTTGCCGGACTTGCCCTCAAAGCAATGTCGAAAGTGAGAGGTGAAGCATGACGCAGACCGAGTGGATTCTGGACGCCCTCAAGCGCGGCCCGCTCACCGCGATGGATGCACTCAACGGCTGCGGCTGCTTCCGGCTGGCCTCGCGCATATGTGACTTGCGAGCCGAGGGCCACGAGATTGAAACCCGGCATCTCACCTTGCCGAACAAAAAGGTGATCGCTGAATACCGACTCAAGGAAAGGATCGCAGCATGACTCAGCAATACGACAACGACAACACCGGCATTCTGAGCAAGAACGACCGCAAGACCGAGGACTGGCACCCAGAGTATCGGGGCATAGCAACCATCGGCGGCGAGGACTACTACATCGACGCTGTGATCCGTGAGCGCAAAGACGGGTCGGGCAAGTTCTTCTCACTGAAGTTCAAGCCGAAGACGGACAAGCCCGCGGGCAAGCCCACCATGAAAAAAGAAGATTCGGATGTTCCTTTTTGATGATGAAAACCAAGTTTGTCGGCGCACACCCGTTTGGCGCACTAGCCCCCAAGTCGCTCACGATTGACGTGGCTCGCCTGAAGATCGAGAGCACCCCGTACCAGCCCGAGGGCCGCAGGAGCATCGCCAGCAAGTACACGCGGCTGTTCTCCAAGCTCAGCGAGGGCCAGTGCATCGTGTGCGAGCCCAAGGAGACCGGCAGCGTCAGAGCGGCCCTGCAGAAGCACTACAAGAACCGCAAGGCGCACCCAATCATCCGCACGATCTCGCACTGCGAGGACGGCAAGGGTCGGGTGTGGCTTGTGAAGCTGGAGAAGTTGAATGAAGTGCCCAACGTGCCGCGCCTGGTCGCTGGTTAAGGAGACGCGCGAACGTGCGGATGGCTCGCGCAGGCGTAGGTACGAATGTGCCAACGGCCACCGCTTCACCTCGGAAGAGCGGGCCATCCCGCCCCCCAAAACACGGCGCAGGAGCTGACATGAACCTCATGGATTGGGTGCTCTTGGGCATCTGTTTGGCAGTCTGGGTACGCATCTGGTTTGTCCTCTGGGACATTGGAAGGAAGATGAAATGAACGAGATGATGTCAACGCAGGACATCGCCAGCTTCTTGAAGCTGCACCACATGTACGTCCGGGATCGGCTTACCAAGCATCCCGAGTTCCCGCGCCCGACGCTTATGCTCAGCACCAAGATCAAGCGCTGGGCCAAGGCCGACATTGAGCGCTGGCTGGAGCGCCACGCGCAGAAGGTCAAACGATGAACATTGCCCACGCCCCCGGCCCGTGGAGTGTGTGGTACTGCTCTCCCAAGCATGTAGTCGTCCAGTCGCCCGACCTGCGAACGGTTGCGCGTCTGATCCACAAAACCATCGAGCCAGGCCCGTTTGAGCTGGCCGAGACAGCGGCAAACGCGGCATTGATTTCAGCCGCGCCGGAACTCCTGTTCGCCTTGGAAGAGCTGAAGCGCGAGTCCAGCCCCAAGGCGTGGACGTTCGCGGAGTCGGCCATCGCCAAGGCCAAGACGCCAGTGCACAAGGATTGATATGACCGGCGACGCACTCAACACGCCCAGCGTGCAGCCTGGGGACGTATGCCCGCGCTGCGAGTCCGAAGAGTGGGATGAAATCAACTGGGAGCGCGGCCGTGAGCGTGACGTACCATTCAACCGCTGCTACCACTGCGAGCACGAGTGGCCTCTTACTCCGCACGCAGCACGTTTGCCAACCAATCCCGCATAAAACTCCGCACGGAGCACATTTCTCCAATGGAGTTGTGTTCCGGCCCCGGGCACCACAACCTAAGTTGGCATTCGCCAACCGATCCCCTCTGCCGTCATTTTCCTGAGTGTTTTCAAGCACTTAGGCTGCGGCATTGAGTTTACTCAAGCCCCCCGAAACTGGTCGTTTTTGGCGGTTGCCGTACATTACTCCGCACGAAATTACGCATCGTGCGGAGTGAGCCGTGGCAAGCATCCGAAAATACAAGGACAAATGGCGGGTCGAGGTGTACGTCTGCGGCGTACGCAAAAGCGCTGTCTGGGCGACCAAAAAAGAGGCGATGGCGTGGGCGATCCAGGTCGAGTCTGAGCTGCGCGAGCCGACCGAGCGGACGTTTGACAGCCTGGCCGACGAGTACCTCAGGCGGGTGACGCGGCACAAGGCCGGGGCGTTGTGGGAGGAAAGAAGGATTGCCGCGCTGCGGGAGCACTTTGCTGGGCCGCTGCGGGAGATTGACGCACCAGACATTGCCCGGTGGAGGGATAGCCGACTGGAAGCCGTGTCAGCCAGTACGGTGGTGCGCGAAGCGAACTTGCTCCGGCATATGTTTTCGGTGGCGCGGGATGAGTGGCGCTGGATTGACCACAGCCCGTTTCGGGGGGTCAAGCTGCCCAAGGAGAACCCGCCGCGCAAGGCCAAGTGGACGTGGCTGCTCATCAGGCGGGTGCTGCGTGCCGCCCAGCAAGGGGGCGAGAAGACGCAGGAGGTAGGTCTGGCGTTCCACATCGCCCTCAGGACAGGCATGCGGCTGCAGGAAGTTTTGGCGGCTCCTGAGGGGCTCTCTGGGCGCGTGGTGACCGTGCGCACCAAGACGCACCCGAAGGGCGATCAAATCCCGGTGGGACGCATTGCGGCCAGGCTCATCAAGCGAGCCTCATTCACCGTGGAGCCCAACGAGGCCAGCGTGCTGTTCGGCAAGTTGACGCGCAGCCAGATGATCGAGGGACTGACCTTCCACGACGCCCGAGCCACGGCGCTCACGCTGCTGTCCAAGAAGGTCGATGTGATGACCTTAGCGCGGATCAGCCGGCACAAGAATCTGAGCCTGCTGCTGTCCACCTACTACCGCGCCACGGCAGAGGAAATCGCCGACAAGCTTTAGTGAACGCAATGTCTAACACTTGACACTGCCGCGAAGCTCTGTACCATACAACCAACCTCTCAAATGCGAGGGGCAATGCGTCACAGTTGTGCAGTGTCAATGCTCACCATGGTGAGTAAGTACGAGAGGTGGAAATCGGCGCCACCCCCTCTGTGACCGCTGGAAGAGGCTCTGTCATTTGGCAGGGCCTTTTCTCTTTGAGAGACCATCTGGGTAGACGGAGACCACCTCAAGCAATCCTTGCTCGTTGACCCTAAGAGGCAATCGAGCGTCGTACTTTCGCCCCGTCACCTTGTCAACCATGTCAGTGTTCAGCAGAGACGGGTATTGCCCGGACTTTGCTGGGTCATAGTCAATGAAGGAATTCGGGCGCATGGACTGCTCCATAAACGTGCCAATTTCTTCTGGTGTGAAATTGTCAACATCCTTCCTCTTCATCAAGTGATTGAAGGCGCTTCCCATCACAACATCGTTTGACAAGGGCTGTTCTCCCGACGCTTTGGCGTATCGCTTGAGCTGTCCGCTTGTGACGTCTCCAAGCCGATATGTGCCACTACTGACGCCCCGTGTCAGATCGCTCACCAGTCGTTTCTTCGCCAGTGGATCGATTGCCATTGGAACGGCGAGCCCTGTGCCTAGAAGATAGTCTTCCGTCATCTCTGCCGCCTTGGGGGCAAGCGCTTTAGCAGTGACATTTGCTGCCCTGCCAGCCGCAGGCGCAAGTGGCGCTACCGCCAGCAGGGCGTTAGCCACTTCTTCGCGGGGCTTCAGGGTCATGCCCTTGCCAGTAGTCAGGCTCTCCCCGTAGCTCATCCTGTCAAGCGTCTTGGCTACGTCGGGCACACCCAACAGTCCAAGCAGCATTCGCACCGGCGGGTTGTCGTAGCCTCCGGGAGCAGAAGCAAAGTCGTTCACACCTTGCAAGCCGTCGGCCAGCAGCCCAAGCACCCTGTTGCGCGGGGTCGGTTGGATGTAGTCCATTACGCAATCCTCATCAATCGCGCTCAGTTGAGCAGTTCGGGCATCTGGTTGAGTTCTTGCGCGTGGTGTGCCGCCAAGAACAGCATCGTGGCGAGCTGGCTGGCCTCATCGACCGACAGGTCTATGTCCAGGCTCCCGATCACTAAATGCACATCGGCGCGGGTGTCGGTCACCAGCAGCCGCACCTCAATCTCGTCTACTTCCTTGCCCAGTCCAGCCATAGCAACCCAAGGTTGGCCCACGAGTACCCCGAGTAAACGAGGGCCAGCGCGTAGTCGCCTTTCAGCAGGTACATCACCATCGCCCCGGCGTAGCAGAGCGTCGGCACCAAGATCAGCGCGAACGTCCAAGTCACAGGTCGCTCACATCAATCACGTTGCCGCGAAACTCGATCTTGCCCTCGGCAAACCGATGCACCAGCTCGGGCCACAGCAGACGCCCGTTGTGGAAGGTCAGCACGGCAAAGCCTGAGCGCCAGTTGACTGGGTTGTCTTCCAAGTAGTCGGTGAACTGTGGGCCGTCAGCATCGGCCAGCGTGCCGGTGTCCACGCCGTAGCGGGTGTACGGGCCGTAGTCGCTGTACGGTGTGACCTTGAGGCTGTGCAGGTGCCCGGTGACGATGCTCTTGCCCGAGGTGACGGTATTGTTGTGCGTGGCGTGGATGCCGCCCTTGTAGCGGTGCTTGACCACGACCTCTTCGGTCGGCCAGCAGCTCCAGCAGCTCGTCCAGTTCGGGAAGTGGTCGTTGAGCTTGAAGCCCTTGGTGTGCATGAACTCGGGCACCGTGTTGGCGAGCCGGTTCTCAAACCGCGCATCGTGGTTGCCCAGCGTCCAGATCAGCTTGGCTTTGCCTGCAGCCTCTTCAATCTCGCCGAGACTTGCCTCGCACGCCTTCAGCTCTTGGATCACGGATGGCTTGCTGTCCCAGCCGATACGCGGGTGACGCGAGATGCTGGCCCCGTCAAAGGCGTCGCCGTTGTTGATGATCGCCTTGGGCTGCAGTTCCTTGATCGCCCACATCAGCCCCTTGAAGGCGGTGGTGCGGATACCCGGCCAGAAGTGCGCGTCGGAGAACACCAGCACCACGCCGTTCTCAATGCCGAGGTGGTGGCGGTACTTGTGGTGGTGCGCGGTGTGCAGGTGCTCGTAGTGCTTGGCGCGAACGTCGGCCGCTTCGAGCTTGATGCCGCGCCGGTTCTCGATAGACCTGCGCCGTCCGTACACCGCCTCGGTGGCGATGCCGAGTGCCTGCGCCACCTTGCGGGCAGACTTGTGGGTGTTCCACAGTTCAACAAATTCAGCCTCACTGACTACCGGCGCTGGCATAAGTCTCCCCAAGCACATGCTCAAGCACCGTGATGACACGATGCTCGGCCGCCTCCAGCGCCTCGGAGGGCGCACCACGATCCTGCGCGACCGCAATCAGGTCGAACAGGAACACATGCAAAACTTCATGCAGTGCCGTCAGCGACAAAGACTGCGGCGTCACCGGCGTGGCTCCAAAGTGGCCGACCCGGTACACCGCCAGTCGCGCTGGGCCGTCGCAGGTCACCGAGGCCATCGCGTCCTTCTCGGGGCGCTGGCCTTTCTCGATGCGCCAGTCGCGCAGGTTCAACACCTGCTGCCAGTGCTTGACGTACTCGTCAAACTCGGCCTCTTGCTCGGCAGAGGGTTTGTTCAGCGCTTTAGGCATTGAATTAGTCAGCTGTGGTATAATAAAAGCATGAAATCAACTAGCCGAAGCGGCATCAATAAGACGCACGGAGCAACCGTTGGCGGGAAAAGAACGCCTGAGTACATAACATGGCTTTCAATGCGACAACGATGCACAGACCCGAATCACAGAAATTGGAAAGGATACGGTGGTAAGGGCATCAAGGTGTGCGAAAGGTGGATGCAGAGCTTTGAAAATTTTCTGACTGATCTTGGGCCAAAGCCGTCACCAAAACATTCGCTAGACCGCATCAATCCTGCCGGCAACTACGAGCCTGAGAACTGCAGGTGGATTACCATCAAAGAGCAGCAAAACAACAAGAACAATAATCAACACATCAATGTTGATGGCAACAATTTAACGATTGCAGAAGTTGCCTTGCTGATCGGTGTGCCATACCGAACACTTGCTAACCGGTTCCATAAGTATCAGGACGGCCTGATTACTTACGAACAACTTTTGCTGAAAGGCAATCAGCGATGTGTTTACTTGCCAACTGGCGAATCTTTGACTCAGGCCGCCAAGCGAATAGGCATAACAATTACAGCGGTGAAATACCGCATGCACCGATACGCAATTGGCAAAATGTCAATTAACGAGGCGCTAGGCATACGTTCTTAACGTACTCCTGCAACCCTACGAGCCTCGCTTCCAAGAGGTCAGCATCTCTGCCCAGGTTGACAAGAGCCTCTGCACAAGCTCCGAGTAGGTCACGCTCAAGTCGGGCGGCTCCAGCAGCTCGGCTGGCGGCGGCGGGATCGCTGGGGGCTGGGCAAGCAGGGGCGGTGGCAAGGGTGTCGCGCAGGCCGTCAAGAGCAGACTGAGCACCAACAGCGGCAGTCGCCGCCTTACGCTTCTCATCGACATAGCGCTTCTCCGCTGCGGACTTGGCCGCGACCAGGGCTTGTTCTTTCTTGCGAAACAGTTGTTCTTGTTCCAGCAACTTCGCCGTCTGCACGGCCTTGTCCTTGTCCCACTCGGCCCGCAGCATGGCCTTGCCCAAGCGGTAGGCCGTGAAGTGTGTAGCGCCTAGCGCCACAAGCAGCACGAGGCCAACAATGACGCGGGGGTTCAGGAACCAGTACATGTTCGGTGCTCCGCTTGACGGCGGCGGGTCAGTCCGGCAAGCTCTTTGCCGCCTTGCCGGTTCCAGCGCAACAGCTCATCGCAAAAGGGTTGCCCCGCCTTGGCTTTCTTAACCAATGTGGAAGAGCACGCTGCACCAGTGCCCACGTTGTAGGCCCATGAACTGATGGCGTCCCACTCGCCCTGAGTCATCGCCACATTGGGGCCAATGCAGTCGCGCAGGCGCTCTTGGAATGCTTCCGTCGTGGCCAAGAGTCGCACCAGCGCTTTGTCGGGGGTGATCTTGTCGCCAGGCTTGACGCCCTCGGTGTTGCCCCAGCCAATCGTGCTGATGCCTTGCTGCTTCTCGTGCTCGGTGGCGTAGTAGGCTTCACCACGGAAGGACTCCCATCCGGCGATGCCGACAAGGGCAGATGCACTCAGCGTAAGAGCCGCCACCTGCACGCGGTTCATAGCCACATCACCCGCCACCAGAGTTGTGGCCAAAGCAACCAGAACAGCATTACTCGTCGACCTGCTCGTCGCGCTTTTTCTTGGCAATCTTCAGGTGCTGGTGCTTAAACCAGATGTTTGCCAGCAAGCCGATCACGGCAATCAGCAAGCCGCCAAAGGCTCCGATCTCGCTGGCCGTCATGCCGAAGTACACGGCGGCGGTCGAGCCTCCGTACTGCGCCGCAGTCGCGGCCTTGGTGGCAACCGTTTGGGTGGCGTCGTGGGCAATGGACATCAGAACCTCATCTCAGGGGGCGATTGAGCGCGGCGGCGCTCGGACAGGTAAGCGTTGAAGCAGTGGCGCTCTTCGGCAAACAGCACCCAGAACACCCAGTCGGTCAGCGGACGCCACACCCGGCCCCAGAACTTGCCGTCACGCTCCAGCCGGTAGGCGTAGGACGACAGCGACTCGTCAGCCCAGCCGCCGATCAACGCGCACAGTAATTGATCAAACGCAATCAGGACTTGGAGCGCGTAGCGTTTCATGGGCGTAAAAAAACCCGCCTGAGCGGGTTGGGTGCTATAAGTGCGGGATGGATTCTTGGATTTTGGCCGTCGTGCTGAAGCCTTTGCTGTTCCTTGCGGTTTGCTTTATGGCTCTAGATCCCGCCCGCAAGGCAGTCGAGCGCATGAAAGACAGTCGACTGAAGCGACTGTTACTCAAGCGTATTCAGTAACCCCATGCCGCCCGCTTGACCACCCATCGTCAGGAAGCGAGACACATTCGGCCCAACCAGATTTGGGGCTACACCCCGAGAAGCACCCGATGCCAAGCCGATCACCGGGCTGCTTGCGTATGCTCTGGTCGCCAAGTTGATGGGCAGCGAAAGCATCAACTCCATCGGGTTCGTGACCATCGACCGGGTAGCGGTTCCAGAGTCCCCAACAATCGGACGGAATGCCTGCGACACCCGAGCGGCGTTGTAGAGGTCAGATTGGTTGCCGTTGAACAGGAAGCCCTGCCGGTCGCGTGCCTGCAGCGTGCTGGCAAGGTTTGCCCCGCTGATGTTGCCAGTTGAAGGGTTCACGACGCCTTGCCGCCCCGTCAGAAGCATCAAGTTGCGGTACTCACCTCGAGCATTCTGGAATGCCTTGAGCGTTTCCCCGGTGAGAGAACCTTCTAGATAGTCATCTACTAAGTCTTTCACCTGGAACAATGCCCGGCCTAGTTCACGGTCGCCATTGCCAGAAGTCATCTGGTTGTGCGCCGCCTTGTTCAACTTGCTCGTCAGGGTGGCAAGTTGCGCCTGGGTGGCGTTGCCAGACTCAGCAAAGGACAAGAACCGCTTGACCAGCGGGTTATCCGACAGAGAGACCGGAAGCAGACCTTCAAACTCCGACTCAACACCGCTCAGGCGCGTCAGAAAGTCATCAGGGTCGATACCAACGGGCTTGTTGCCACGGACAAGGCTGTAGACGCCACCAATGCGGTCATGGGCACGCTGAAGAACCGTGGAATCTACGGTGTCAGCAGTCTCACCGATGGCCTTGGCAGCAGCGCGGTTCACAAGCCGCTGGTTGTTTTCCTTGATGGCATTGAAGGTTCCCGAGGTCATTGGCTGGCTCTCCAGCTTTGCCTCCAGTTGCTGCAGCGCACGGGAGCCGGATGCCTGACCCGGAGTGAACCGATAGCCATTGGCACGCGCCCAATTCATAATGCTGCGCTGGCTGTCGCTCAGTGCACCCACATCGGTCGGGTCAACAGAGCCAAACCCAGCGCCGCCACCGCGCACCATCGCTTGCGGGTTCGCTTGCACGGACGCAGAACTGCCCGCCATTCCCGGCCCTGCGTTGACAGTCGCAGCGTTGCGCGTACCACCCAGAACCGTAGACAGACCGCTGGCGATCTTCTGACCCGCAACACCACCAGCACCGCCAAACACGGAATTGGTGACGGTTTCTCGCGTATCTACAGAGGGCTGAAGCGCCCCCATAGCAGCACCCGTGATACCAGCCCCAAGGGTTGTATTGGCACCCGGGATCATTGCCGCAGGCATAGCCATAGCGGCCTGACCCAAGATGTTGCCAACCGTACCAGAAGTGGTACGCATCAGCGGCGTGTCTAGCCTGCGGGCTTCCTGAACATCCTCGCGGGTGACAAGCGGCTCAATCTTGCCGTTGCGAATGGTCGGAATGACTTGACCCACACCACGAGCGATGTCTGTCATGCCCTTGCCAACACCGGCCAAGAATCGGTCGGTGACGCTCATCCCCTCTGTGGGGTCAATGGCTTGATTGGGTCGAGCGTTCCACGGCCCAGTTTGGTATTCCTCCCAAGGCTTCATTACAGCTTCTCCCAATTCCTTTGGTCAGCGGGATTGCCTCCCTTGTACCGATATCCGTTGCGAACGATGCCGGGTTGCGGAGCGTTGGTGGGCGTAAATGCCGACTCAGCACGACCTGCAGAGATGCGAGCCGCCTTTACCAGTTGCTCTTGACGAGCTAACTTGTCGGCAATGGTCGCTGCGCTATCACCGATCTGAGGGAAGTACGACTTCCGATAGCCCTCCAACTGCTCACGGGTGTAGGCAGCGCCAGTACCCAGAGTCAGTGCAGCATCAAGGAAATCAAGCTGTGCAGCTTCCACACGCTGGCGGTCGGTAGAGGTAAACAGGTTGCGGCCAACATCAGTCGGCACAAATGAAGCCAAGCCAGGGCGCTCAGCACTCGGGTTATTCTTCACAACGTCCGTGAGCGTGTTTTGAGCGGCTTCCAGACGGGTCAGCAAGGTTGCCGCTTTGCGCTCACCCTCTGTTGCGGTTTGGCTCTTTTCAGCAGGGCCACCAGGAATCGCCTCAAGGCGACTGCCGTCAGCAGACCAGCGATAGCCCTGCGGCGGCTTGTTCCGGTCAGCACCACCCCGCATGTCAAAGGCTAGACGCTGCTGGGCCAGGTTGTTGCTCTGCCACCCACGGCGGGATGTGTCTTGCTCGGCAGGCGACATGTTGATGGGGAAACTGCCAACAGTCTGACGCGACACCGGGTCAACCAGCGATTGTCGGTCGCCTTGGCTGATCGTCATGGGCTGCTTCCACTGCTCCATGCCCTGACCGATGGGCTGGCCGTACTCGTCCACTTGAAGCGTCACCGGCCTACCATTGACCATCGTCTCAATGGTGCGTGCAACCTTTGGCTTGCCCAGATTAACGAGCCCTTCGTACTCCTTGATCTGCGCTGGAGTCAAGCCCAAGCGCAGAGCCGTCTGTACGTCGAACTTGGCCGGCCCTTGCATGGAAGGCTGATCGACCTTGGAGCCTTGCGAGAACATGGGCATACCATCCACCTCGGGCGTACTGATGCTCCCTTGCGTGACGGACTGACCATACAAGCGAGGAATAGCCGACAGCAGTTGACGCTGCCGATCCTTCTCTGCGACCGCTGCCTTGCGCTCCGCAGCCTGAGCTAGCGTTTCCTCTTTCTGTGCGCCTAGCACTTCCATCTGCATGCGCCGGTACTCTTCCTGCATTTTTCTGTCAGCAGCGGCTTGCTTCTGTTGGTTGAACTGCCCCATCGCCCCAGCCAATCGCTGACCAAAGGACATCGGTACTGCCGAGGGGCCAGCAGCCGCTAGCAGGGACAAACCGAGCTGGGCATCGTCGTTTTGCAAAAAATCAAGTAGTCCGCGCATGGTGATTCCTTAGTAGACGTTACTTGCGTTCGCTTGCTGCCGACGTAGATAGTCCTCAAGCATGCCGTCAAACGATGACTGATCTGCCAGCAGGCCAGTTGGTTGCGCAGGAGCCGATGGCCGGTTCATGCGCGTCCAATCCACCTGTCCGTACATGCCACCGCCAAAGCGATCTGGCCATGTGGCGCGTTGCACCACGCGGGTTACGGCATCGTTGGGTTTCTCAGCGATGTAGTTGTTCACCGCCGAGTTGAATGCGCCTTGAAACTGCTCTGGGGCAATCTTCCCGCTGTTGAGCTGGC